CAACCGAATTGTTGGTAGTGTCGAATTTCACAAGCTTATACTGGTGAGTGGAAAGATCCGCTCCCGCCGCAAAAGCTTGAATGATTGGCTTCAAGTAAACTTGAGACATTTTTTTTCCTCCGTTTACTTGCTGAGTTTTTCAGCAAGTTTGTTGTTGTTTTTCAGCACAATCGAAATTGCTTCTTTCATGCCGATTTTCTTTTCTTCGCTGAGCTTTTTGGCAAGCGAGAGAACTTCGTCTTCCGGTTGTTTATTTTCGACCGGAGGCTTTCCAGCATGACCAGCTTCCGCAAGTTTCACGGGGACAGCCTTAGCGATAAATTCTTTCATATCGCCAGAGATAAAAGCTTCGCGCTGGGCTTCACAAGCCTTGCCTTCGGAAAGAAGGATCGAAAACTCCGAAGTCTTCTCAGCAAGGAGAAGCTTGCCTTTCACTTCAGCAAGTTCCTTTTTTGCGTTTGCGAGTTCAATTTCCATTTCAGGAGCTTCGGGAGCTTCAGGAGCTTCCATTTCGGGAGCCGCTTTCGCCTCGAGAGCTTTTTTGATGAGTTCAACGATTTGGTCAACGCTCATCCCGGGAGCGGCATCCATGAGCATTTTCATTTCGCCCATAGACTTTTCGTAGTCTCCCATTTTCTTTTCCATTTCCTTCATTTTTTCTTCCATTAACTTTTCTCCTTCAGAAAGTTTCCCGCGCCGCTCCATTTCGAGAGCAATCGCAACGGCTTGATCTTGAGGGTATCCCTCGCCAACGAGTTTACTGATTTTTTCCGAAACTGGATCTTTTTCTTTTTCTGCCAGTTGAATCACGCTTTCCATTCTTTTGATGACTGGCCGATTTGTGAGACCAGCTCCGAGAAGAACACAGCCAAAGTTTTGGAGAGTCTCGTTGTCCTGATATTCGGTATCGAAATCCGCGGAGACATAGCCAAATTCTTTATCGGCAAGGATCTTTTCGCCTTTCGGAGTCATTTCGATATCGGCCCAGAGTTCATTTCCGTCGTCTTTCAGATAAAGCGACTTGAACCAGCCAGCGGCAACGTCATCCGATTCATGCTTGTAATCGAGAGCCGGGATGACTCCGCGAACTCCCGCGGTAAAGTTCCGGACCATATCGGAGAGCATTTTTTTCGTGATCTCGAAGCGACCATATCGAGCATCCGAAAATTCTCCGGTCCGGAGAACTTGCATCGAGCGGAGACGATTCCCGCTTTCTGTGGAAACGAGACCGTCGTTTCCAAGAATGAACTTCGTCATTTTGATTTTGTATCCGGTCGTCATTAATTCAATCCTTTCACTTTTAAGATTCTCGCTCAAGTGTTTGATTTTTGACTAGGTGAGATCCCCGACTTTTTCGTCGGACCAGAACTTACAGGACCAGTACCGGGCTTTCCATTTCGGACCCGGATCCGTATCGCATTGATGACGTGCGCGGAAATTCTTCCGGCGTTCTGGGTCGTCCCGTTTGATTTCCATATTCGGATCCCCGAAGCGGACGATCACGACCCGACCTTTGTCATTTTTGACATACACAGCGAACTTTTTCGATTCGTCTGGAGTCCGGAAAGGCTTATCGAGTTCGACGGTCCGACCCTGATACTCGGCAAGCTGGAAGCCGTCCCGGGATTCGGCAAACTGAAGTTGCTTTTGCGCGGCTTTCGAGAGCTTCGGAGCCCCGGTGATCTCCGGATTGTCCCGCGTCTCCGTTGTGTTGACTTGCATAAAAGAGCGACAGTTGAAGTGAAGCGCGGGAGTGTATTTCTTTTTGTCCGGGTCATCCGGAGAGTAGGTCGATCCGTCCAGCTCCCGGCAGAGATCGGTCGTCGCGTCATCATCGACCGCCACGAAAGTATAAGAGACGATCTTGATCCCGGTCTCTTCTTCAAACTCCTTCGCCGCGTCATCGAGGCTTTGGTTTACGATCTGGGAAGCTTGAACGTCCGGTCCCGCGGTCGTCATAGGTCCAGAAATCGCCTTGTCCGCGGCATCGAAAAGGTCGAGTTGAAGCTGATCGTCGTCGGCATAGGTAAGGCTTGACTGATATTGAAGGTCGATCGCCTTGATGACGTCATTTTTTTGCGTATCCGCGAAGACTTCCGCTTTCCCGGAGATCGCTTGCCGCTGGTCATAGGTCAGATAGTCATTGAAAATCAGATTGATTTTGTCTGAGATTCTCCCGAGAGCGTAAATCGCATCGTCCACGTCGGCGGGGGTCTGAGCCTCATCGAGCCTTTTGAGAGCCCATTCAAATTCGCTCACGGACTCAGAGACTCGCTTGAATTTCATTGCGCCGAAGCGGTATTCCGAGAGCTTTCGGCTTTTCTTCTTAAAAGCCTTTTCCTGAAGGTCTTTCGCTTGAATGGACGCAATCCCATAGGCGGCGCGAAGTGCGCTCAAATAGGGATCTAGACCCGGGACTGTGGCATTTATGGGAGCCTTGATCTCGTTTGCCGAGTTGGACTTTCCCTTCTGGATCATGACGGACCGGATATATCTCCGCGCGAAAGCGGGGAGGAATCCTTTCCCGACTGTCTTTATCCGTCTCGCGGAGTCCCGGATCAGTTGGGCTTCGGGAGCTTCTTTAGACTTTTTTTTTTCAGCGAAAGTCTTCGGTCCGGGAGTGATCGGAGCGGGAGGAGGACTCAGATCCGAAGGCTCTTCTTTCGGGGGGAGCTTCAGTTTCTCGCGAAGGTTTTTCTCGAGGTCGTCATCCGCTTTAATAGCTCCCGTTTGAATGAATCCGTTCACCATTCCGGCCCACGCTTCATTTGCTCGATGCTCGAGACCGTCGCATTTCAGGTCAACAAGAAGCCGAGAATGGCCGAAGTTCATTTGAACCAGCGGCTTGAAAATCTTCCGCTCGAATTGCTCTGAGATATGGTCAGCAATATATTGGACGGTCTGGGAGAAGAAGTCAGAAAGGGACGTCCCGAGAGCAAGAGATCCAGATCCATTCTGACCCAAGAGAAGGAAACTCGCGAGAATCGAATTCACCATTTCCTGATTCTCGGCATTGATCGCGGAGCGGATCTTCTCAACGTCAACGGATACGTTGTTGAAGGAAAGCTCGTATCCCTTCGGGAGAATCAGATAATTGGTTGCGCCGGAGGTGTAACAGGCAAGAGCCTTCTTCGCGGCGGCAAATTCAGGCTTTCCCTCGACTCCTTCGGGAGTCGTTAGGACCGCGGTCGGGACCGCAAATTTTTCGATTCCGATCGAAAGCTTCTTCAGAAACTCATTTTTCCGAAACCAAGGACCGTAACAAGCCCGGAGGATCGAGATCCCCTCGAAGTTATCCCCTTCGCGCTCCGGGGAGAAATAGAGAATGAATCTCGCGTCAAGCTCGAAGGATCCGCCTTCATCTCCGTAGGCTGTCTGTGTGATCGTCTCGAGATCCCGGGAATCGTTCAAGTTCCACCTATCAATCGTCCGCTGGGAGCGATAGCCGAGAGACTTCAAACTGTTATAAGTTCCAAGCTCAGAGTCAGTTTTGACCGCGTGAGTGATATCAAAAATCGAATATCCGAAGTCTAGGCAAGTAAGGATTTCCCCGAGAATCTGAGTAAAAGACTTATTGAGATCCTCGAAAAGAATTTTCTCGAAAAGCTTCTTTTGAAGTTCGGCTTCTTCGGATTGTTCGCGAACGGAGATCGTCCAAGGGGAAGACTTGAGGGGAAGCTTCACGGCATTTAGGACCATGCGGACGTTAGCGTCTGATCTCCGCATCATATCGATTTTATCGGCCCAATCTTTTCCGGTGAGTTCCTTTAGGTACTCTTCCGAGAGATAGCCCGCATAAATTTCGGTCCCGGGAGTCCCGATCTCAATTACCTTTACTTCGACCCCGCGGACGTTTTTTGTTTCGACAGGAGTCGCGGTCGGTGAGTTTGTTCTGCCAAAAAGAAGATCGAGAAGTCCCATGACGTAAAGACTACCAGTTAATTTTTCCATTATCAAAGCCCGAAGGCTCGAAGTCGAGATAGGTGTCAGAAAACTTGGCAAGTGATCCGGAGGTGAGCCATTGAATCGCTTGGGTTTCTGCGTCTACCGCGTCATCATTTTTGACGTTCGGGAATCCGACCAGCTCTTCGATATGTTGCCCGATCCACGGAGCGCGGGAGGCTTCTGGATAAAAGACGTTTCCGGCTTCGTAGAACGGCTGACAAGCGGCAAGGCGGGAGGCTTTCGAGCTTGTGGGGACAATGGGGATGATCCCCGAGATTTCTTTTTTCAGGGAATCGATGACCGCTTGTCCGTTCGCTTTGGCTTCGACAAGCTTCGCGGTCGCGGTCGGGTATTTCTCGGAGAGCCGTTTGAATTGCGCGATCGTCTCCGGGAAATCCCATTGTCCGCGGACGCGGTCCAAGAGATAAATCGCGGATCCGCGCTTTCCGTAGACGGCTCCGACCACAAAATCAGCGGTCTTCCGTTCGCTCCCGAAAGTCATATCCCAAGAGATACAAATCCGGTCGAAGTGATCCGGAGGGATTGGATATTCCCGGAGCCACGAAGCGCGGATGAATTGACCTTCGTCCGGGGTCGGATTTTGTTGGTAGAGCGCAGAAAACTGGAACGACCCGAGAGACGTTTTCGTAATTTGCATCCACCGGGAATCGTACTTTTCCGGCCAGAGAGCCTCCCCGAGTTTTCTTGGGTCGTCAGGATTCGGATAGTCGAGGATTGCGGGGAAGTTGATCACTTCCCATTGATCCGCGAACTCGCCGCCTTTGGCTTGCATTTGGAGGAGCATTCCGGCTAGGTCGTCTTCGTGCCAGCGAGTTTGAATCAGTAGGATCCCGGCTTCTTTTTCTTGTCTGGTGTAAAGGGTCGAGGTGTACCATTCGAAGACTTTTCGTCTGATCGTGGGACTTTTCGCCTCCTCATAGTTTTTGAATGGGTCGTCTACGATCAGGAAATCCCCTCCTAGTCCGGTGATTGCTCCACCGACTCCCGCGCAACGGTAGAATCCGCCGTGACCTACGATCTCGAAGATATCGTTATTCCGGAGCCACGATTGACCGGACTTCGCGGAGGGTCCGGCAAGGCGAGTCTCCGGGAAGAGTTCGCGGAATTTCGGTTCGTCAATGATCCGCTGGACGTCTCGGTTGAAGCTCGAGGCGAGTTCGGCGGCGTAAGACGTGGCAATGATCTTCGCCCGTGGATTTCGTCCCAGAAGCCACGCTGGGAATCGGCGGGAGGTGAGTTCGCTCTTCCCGTGTCGCGGAGGCATGAAGACCATGAGACGTTTGATTTTTCCGTCCGCGAAGTCTTGGAGCTTCTCGATCAGTCGGAGGTGATGCCAGTTGAAGGAAT